AGGCATGGTTGCAATGAGTAAGAAAGATAAACCTTTATACCGTGTTGTAGTAGATGCAGGCGGTGGTGGAATGTACCCTAAGTATGAAAAGTTTTGGCATATTGAAAAGTGGAATGAAGATCACAAGCAATACTTTAGATATGGCAGAGGTGGCCTAGCGTTTACTAAATGGGGTATGTGGCGGGCTATTAGAAAAGAACTACGCAGAATTAATGCAGGATATACAGTACAACATTTTACAATCAACGGAGTAAGGATAGATTAATGAAAAAGAATAACGTAAAGCTTTCACAGCATAAGATAAAGAGAGCAACAAAGAATACCATAAGAATCAAAAACAAGTTAAAGAAAGATATGCAGCATACAAATATGCTGGAACGTGCAATCAGTAAAGGATTAGTTTTAGATTTTAACAAGGTAAATGAAGGCACGGTGTCAAGACTTATTCAGCGTCAGGTTAAAAATGGACAAGGATAATTGGCAGCGGGTTAGCGAAACTGATAATAAGTTTCTTAATTTAATTGGTAATATCTGCGGGTGGATCTCTGGCATGTTTTTAAAGCCATACATCCGCTGGGGAACCATGTGGACATATGAGCTTGATGATGATATAATTGATGAACAAGCAACAAGTGTTCGTCAACAGTTGATTGATGAAGGTGCAATTACCCCGTTTGGTGAAGAGATCAAACCCGTCGAAAGAAAGAGTAATGCCAAAAAGAAAGAATCCAATTAACAAAGTAAAGGTTAAAGCCAACAGTCTTGAGCTGCCTGAAAATGTAACCATAATCCAGCAAACAGCATATGAAGACATTAAACTAATTGATGAGATTGCTCAGCAATATGGTCAAAAGTGGAAGCGTCCTATGTATGAAGATATCGTTGCATACGGAGAAATCATAGAATCAATTAGCGAACAGGATGAGGAATCTGACTGGGAGTTTGTTGCAGACATTGAGACTATCTGGACAGCAATAGTTGATGATGAACAGATATTTAGCCTTAGCTACGGATACGAAGTATTCAGCGATTTGATAGATCAATACTTAATTCACAAGGAATTTGTCAAGCCTAAAGAAGATGAGTGAGTATAGACACCCTGACCCACAGATGGCAGCGTACCTTAAATTTCTAGGGCAACAGAACGCTGCCAAAGCCCATGTCTGCATGGATTGTACCAAAGGCTTTAAAGAGGCGGTAAACTGGGTATGTAAGCCAGGATCTCCATTCTTAAGACATGTATGTAATAAGTGTGCAATAGCCTACGAGAGGGAATAAATGAGCGAAAAACAGGAGCAAGATAACGTTATTTCATTAAGTAAGTCGCAAATGCGACGAATAGCGAAAGAACAGAATAAAGAGATGCCCGTAACAGATGAAGAGTTCGATATGTTTATGGAGGCATTCTTCGGAGTATACAAAGGACCAGGATATAACCCAGAATGATTATTAATTTTACAAAGCTGAGCGAAGATGCAGTAGTTCCTACATATGCCCATGATGGCGATGCAGGAGCAGATTTGTACTCTACAGTTGACTATACCCTCAAGGCTGGGGAGTGTGCATTATTCCCTACAGCCATTGCCATGGCTATCCCATTTGGCTATGTAGGCTTGGTACACCCACGCTCTAGTCTTGCTTGGAAGGGCGGGATTACAGTCTTAAACGCTCCAGGAACCATTGATTATGGCTATACAGGAGAGATCAAAGTAATGTTAGTCAATATGAGCCAGATACCATATGATATCAAGAAGGGCGATAAGATTGCCCAATTAGTTATTCAAAAGGTAGAGAAGGCAGAGTTCATGCAAACCGAATCTCTAGATGATACAGAACGTGGCGATGGTGGATTTGGATCAACAGGGCGATGAACGATTTTCCTAAAGGCTTCATAGCAATATTATTAACTGAAGTTATTATAGTTACATTGGTCTTATGGTTCGTGAAATAGCGAAAAAAATGAGCGAAAAAGTGGAGCAATAATGCTATACTGGATATGTTTTGCTGCGGGATATATTGCAGCGGTATTTAATGAAAGAAGGAATAATGGAAGATAAAGTAGAAGTAACCATCAAAGTATTTAAGAATAATGATGATTGGCATTATCACCTGCAAGCAGGTTCATTTCAATCTGCGGGAATGGGTGAGAACCTTGAGGAAACAGAGAAGCTTGCCTATGCTGATGCATTTGCAATTCCTAATGTTGGTCAAGTTCACATGATTTATGAGGACGGGAAGAACGATAATGTTCCCAATACACTAGAAGATAAGCAAGATCCATTTACAGATGATTATGATTATCCACAGGATGAACGTCAAATGATGCAAGGTCATGATGTTGAAAATGGAGATTGGGAATTGCCTGTATGATTATTCAGGCTATAAAGTGCATGTTTAAAGGCCATAACCTGCAGGATGCAGGAGCTTGCCCATTTACAGGTAAGCACTATAAGATCTGTACAAGATGTACAGCCACAGTGGAGGTATAATGGTTACTGCGTTAATAGTATATACAGCATTTTTAACCCTATTTATAGTTGGGGGAATCCATTATTATGAGGCTAAGATTAAAGACTATAATGAATCTATTAGTGATTATAAGAGAGCATTAAGTATTGCTAAGAACAATAATGCTGCAGATCATGCCACCTATCTTCAGCTAGACAATTATAAGCTAAAGAAAGAAGTTCAAAGACTACGCTCAGCAGCCATATATGAAACTAAGCATATGAGGGATCTCTCTGATGCTAACGATCACCTTCAGGCTGAAAATAAGAGGCTTCGTATGGATAATAATGAATTACTCAATAAAGCAGCGGGGTACCCAAAAGAGATCCAATACGAATCTCACGTATGGAATAATGCATTATGGCAATCACCAGTATATAAAGATACAGATAAGATAGTAGAGTTATGACAAAAGATCAAGATACATGTAAGCATAAATACACAGTTTCTGCTTATACTATAGTATGCGAATACTGTGGATATAAGTGGACTAAACTAGAGTAGTTCGCATAGCTCACATCCCGTCCCAAATTATAGTAAAACCCATATTTCCTATAAATCACCTTAGCCAAATGATCCATAACTATAATTGTGGATCATTTGCCTAGCTAAAATACCCTTGAAATGATCCATAAAAGTGGAGTAAAGTGGAGTATTGTGGAGAATAAACCCTGTGGATATGTGGATAACTTCAGTGTATAACTATAGATACATTGTTACATGTTATAGAACGATATCAGATGACCTTCGTAATGTCAAGCCCATATCGCATAAAATCTTGTGATTTACATCACATATACATGCAAAATATGCATAAAATGTGGTCAATTTCACAGAAAATAGATCATATTTTGTACAAAATAGAGCATTTTGTATATATTATATGTGATTTTGTACACATTTTGATCAAATTTGATTTGACATGATCAAATTCTATATGCTACAATGTCCAGCGAATTTTATATGCCTTCGTAATGTCTATATAGTTTATCTTTTATATATAGTCTATTCTTCTCCAGGTAATATTTCTTACTATCGTAATGTCTAGCTAAAAAGTCCAGGCGAAATTCCCGCCCCTTCGTAATGTCTGTAAAATTAATCCGCCGAGAACCGAGAAAAATAAATGTATATGTAAATAAAGAAAGACCCCCACGGGTCACCACCGTGAGGGTCTTTTAAATTGGACTTGGCAGAGAGCCTGAACGCCCGTTTATTTATTATACAGCCACATACTCGTTTGTGTCAAGTGGTTGTTGCTGTATCATTCCCGTGAGGCCCAACTCCTCTAGGGAAATCTTAAGTGCTCTACAGATTTGCTGCATCTCTAGCAAATGAAAGGGCACCAACTTTGAATCTGCCATAATGATTACATAGTTAATCATATATGCTAAAGCTGCTTCATTGACTGCACGAGACTCCTTTGCAAGCTTGTAAGCTAAAATAGCAGGCGATACACGTTGGTCCGCAAATGCTGCAGATATCTTACTATGTGCTTTCTCTTCTAGACTGGCCATTATTCCTCCTCGTCGGATTCTATCATAATAAGGATGTCGTTGTCAATCATCCAATCCCAGATTGCCTCATCTAGGTCCTCTGTGCCATATTGCAATGTAAAGCCATTTTGATCAGCCTCTTCCCAAAATAGGGTAAAGATCTTCTTTAGGTCCCATTCAGGACTGATAACATATTGGTCATCTACGCCTTCTTGATGATTCTTGTACTTATCCAGGACCAGGTCCCAGCACCATACCCATACCAGGGACGGGAAGACATCAAGATCTGAGATCTGATCAATAATAGAATTCAACTTATTAAAGTTGTCATCAATACGTGCTTGGTCTTGTAAATCTAATTCATTAGACATTCTTTAAATCTCCTTTTGCGAATGCAATGTCATATGTTAATGCATAGCACATGCTTAGTGCTTCTAGGAATCCTTCTGCATAGGTTCTATCCATGGAATCCATTGCCTCCCCCGATTCGTCTTCGGCCTGCTGTGCTAGTTCTAATTGCATTTCTGCTTCTACCATTAATGTCTTAAGATGTCCGTGCATGATGTCTGCACCGTCCATTCCTAGTTCTACTTGCTTTTGCAGATATGGTTCCAGTGGCATTATGCATTCTCCTTTGTTTGGGTCTCTGATTCTACCATATGGACAGGGCAGGTGTCAACAGGCTCTCCGAAACCACAGGAAGGACACATATCATATTCACACTCTTCGCAATATGGTTCTTCATCTAACGTAACATCACATTCACGACATTTCCAAGTATACTGATTATCACTAATTACTTTACCTCTGAGAAATTCCATTTCTCCACCCCAGCCAGTTTCTTCTTCGTAAGATAACGTAAAGAGAAGGTTTGGATATTGCTCAGATAGTTTTTCAAGAGCAGGTTGAGGAATTCCCCAAGCAGTATTAAAGTTATAATAAACTACTTTGTTATCGCCATTATCTGCAGGACCTTCCATATATGTATCTGGATATTCATTGTTCTCAGATACGGCTACATCCCACTTAACACCCCAGTTGCGGATATTCCAGTTATACCAAGAGTTATCAACTTTAGATACTTCCATAGTTTTTGCCCACCACTCAGGGTCGTTGATATCAACTTCTGCACGAGCAGGTTGCTTCTTATATGCTTCAATATCGGTGGGAGCAATAATGTTTCTGAAACTAAAGATAGGGTTAACATACTTAGTTTGTTTAATGCCATACGCTAAATCACCAGTTGCTTCGATATAATCTACAAATGGTGTGTTCATCTGTTCTACAAGTTTTGTGATTTGTTCTGGATTACCTTCAATGGTCAATCCGTTATATACCCAGTTTGGCATTGGTGACTTCTTTCTATTAGTTGGTTAATAGGGTTATTCTAGCAGTTCGTAATGGCTTTTGTCAAGCCCCTCGTAATGGTGTTTCGTAATCTCGTAATGTCTGAAATGTCCGTTTTAAAAAATCTCGGCTTTCGGTCCCGTTAGGGACCTACGGCCTATTCCCAATATGACATGATGGTATTCATTGTGACATGCAAGCTGCAGTCACAGTCTCCACCATTCATATTTTCCATAAATTCAAAGTGACCTAGGTTATCCTCATAGATCGTGGTAACCAGTTCGTCAATTGTGTATGGCTTATAGTCTGAGGCGGGAATCATGTGAGCACCGCTGCAAATTCTGAAATTGGAAATGTCATCTGACCAACTGAGACAGTTCTATCAACTAAGTTAATTACTTTTCTTTCATATTCTTCTTCGTGTGTAATATCTGAACCAATATAGATTCCATAGCCAGTTTCTGAATCCCGTCCATGTACAGTTAATTGGTCAATGATAATGCGTACTGCATATGACTCGTCGTTGATTCGTGGCATTGCTGCCTTGACTGCCTTCTGCATACGCCATACAGACTCTTCGCCATCCCAGTGCGAATAAACATTTATGTTTTGGTCAGGGTTATCAGTTGTGATGATTGTATAATTAGTTCTTGCTCCCATTAAATAACACCTCCAAGTGCTATAACTATTCCAATTAGGATTACTCCAGCGATTATGATTTTGTCCATTTGCGTATCCTATCAAATAAGAGGAGGGAAGTCAATTTAGACTTCCCTCCCAAGTTAATTAGAGATACTGTGCGATTGACTTCATAGTAGTCGCATTTACAGTTTCCTCATCTGTCATCTTTAAGATAGACAAGGCATTTGTAATTTCCTCTACCATTTCATTGTATGAGTGCTGGTGGATTGTTGTGAAATTACGCTCAGGCTGAGAAGGGAAATCCTTGCCCTTTGTATCCACATCAAAGTCAATGTTGAGAGAGTTATTCCAACTACGATAATTGGTGCGGATATTTGTTGCGGTGGAGATATTGTCCATAGCGAACTTAGCAAGGCTTGCGTTCCAAGCCTTTAGTTCCTCTTGGAACTTTGCTTCGTTTTCTGCTTGATTAGCATAGTCTGACTTAATTGTTTCCAACTTAGCCTCTAGTGCTGCGATTACTTTAGGTGTTGCTACCTTTACGGAGATTGCTCTAGCCATTTTGTTTCCTTTTCTGTTGTTGGGTTTGGAGTGGTTATTCTACCATAAGCGGAGGGCTTAGGTCAAATCTTGATGTTCTCTCGGCGTGACATAGTTGGTGTGACTTCTACCACATTTCTAGCACTTAGGATTTTACCCCCAAAGGCTGTAATTATTTTAGCTAACTTATACTCGTCAGCACAGGTGATCTCAACCTGCATATTTTCCAGCATCTCATATTCCACCCCAGCCGTCAGGCATTTGGACAAGCCATTTGCCATACGGGCACGGGACGGGACTTCAATGATTGCTACTGCCATTAGTATTGCTCCTCTACTCGGTCTACATCAAAATCATTAACTGTGATTTCTCCACCATAGGCATCTACTGTGAGATTATTGCGAACAAGGTCTTCAACATCATATTCGCCTTCACGCATATCAACTTCGATAGTCATATTTACTGCTACCCAAGCGGTTACTTCGATTTCCTTAGTTAGTGGAACATCAAAAATATCAGCAACCTTTTCAAGTGTTTCTTGGTCTTCTGAGTCGTGGAATACATCATTTAGCAAAGTGCGTAGTTTTGACTCTTTGAGATACCAATTATTTTGTTGCTCTGTAAGGCTCTTATAGTTACGGCGGGATTGGTCAAGAGAGTATTCAATATCTGTTACTTTATCAGTAGCATAAGATACCTCGCCATTTTCAATTTTCTTATAGGTGACTAATAGGTTTGGGTTATATAGTTCTGCGATTGTTGTTTCCATAGTTTGTTCTTCTTTCTTATCGTTTGGGTATATTGTAGCATCTACCACTGACATCAGTGACATATTAACTGGGTCTACCAGGCATACTGGGCATAATTCAAGATGAGGCTTTCCCGTTACTTTAATTGTCATTTCAATTAATGAATCGCAATTTAAGCATACATAATCCCATTTGAACCAGGTTTCTTTTACATTTTCCATAGGTGAGTATTATAGCAAGTTACCCATGAGTAATCAATTTAGACACGCAGACAAATCGGACATTCCAGGCAATATTTGATGTGTTCATAATCACACCCGTAATACTTGACATTTCTAGAAACTTCTGCCGACACATCATTTGCATTTTGTCAAGTGATTATTCAGCGTGTCGTGTGCAAATTTTGATCGCACTTCAATTTCTTTTTTACACTTATTGCATATTACAATTCGAGCTGACATGATCCTCCAATAAAAAAAATGTGGGGGCGATTTCTCGCCCCCAATTTATTAAGCGGTTAAAGATAAAACCTGCTTAACAATTTTATTTTTTTCTGCTGTAACAACAGGGTCAAATCCACTTGCACCTGCCATTAGCGAATCGCCGTTACCCTTGCGGGCTGTGCGATAATAATCTAGGCGTTCAGTAAGAGCATTAACAACGCCCCACGCTGTGCCTTTGATATTAGCATTAGTAGGCGAATTGTGATACAACTCGTCAATAAGGAGAACCTTATTTTCCCACTTCTTGATTGAACCCTTAGCGTCCTTTTCAGGCTTAGCATAAATGGTGTTGATGATTTTTGAGAACTGTGCGTTAGTAACTTCACGCTTAAACAATTCTTGAGCCTGCTTCTCAAACTCGTCCATATAGGAGAAAGTAAGACCAAGAGCCTCACGAGCAGCAGCAATTTTTCCGTCCACAGTTTGCGTGTGGCGAATCTTGAAAGATTGCTTTGCCTTCTTCATTGCAAGGTTAAGAGTGTTTTGGCACATTACACGCACAGGAGTAATTGCAGACTGAACCGCAACTGAACCATCGTGTGAAGTCCAAACGATAAGATAAAGTTTTGTCTCATCGTTAGCACCCTTTGGGTCAAGAATCATAGTGCGGGGAATAGACATTGAACCATAAACGATTCGACCATTCTTAAGAGAACCCGCAGATTCCCAAACTACATCAGGATTTCCATCGTGAATATTATCTGCAAACGCAAACAAATCTTCATTCTGAACTGTCTTATAGCGTGAGCCTACAACTGAGAGAACATCTTTTTGTCCTGCTGTGATAGGGTTATCACGCACAACCAAAAAGTTATCTGAAACAGTAGTGTAGTTATCTGCAAGCAAATCTGAAACAGATTCTAGTTGCACATTCCAATTTGCAAGGTTAGCACCCTGCAACATCTGTGCTGTGGTAACAGCCTCATCTTGTGAGAATACCTTATTAGCAAAAGAGTGCCAAGCAGGATTGGTGCGGAGATTAACAGCGAGAGTAGCGGAGCCCTCGTTGATTTCGGATTCGTGAGCCATATTGCCCACAGGTGATTGAACTGACATTAGTTTTTCCTTTCGTTATGTATCGTTAGTCTATCATAAGGGACTGACACTTGTCCACTTTAACTAATAAGATTAAAACACATTTGTCCGTTATGTCCGATTTTTTTGATGTAATTAAACTCACGTCCGTAAAGGTGTTTCGTAACTTGACAAAATGGGTGGGGCGTGTCGGCAAAATTATGCGGGGATGTCAAGTTGACACGCCGTTATTTAAAAACAAAATAAAAAATGGATAGCATCGCAGCAATTCCAGAATAAACTAGTATGTGTGCGATGATATCCATTTTTCTCCATTCCCATTATAAAAACATTGTTAGATCTTGATCCATTATTTCATTTACGTCAACGTCATTAGCTTCAGCTATAGCATCCCAAAGGTCCTCTTCTGTGAAGTCACCGTCGGGATACCATTCAGCTAATATCTGATAAACACCTTTACTCATAGTCTTCATCCACGTAGTCATCCTGGCACCATGGGTCCAAGTGATGCGATTCAATAATTGCCCACGCTGGTGCATACTCTTCACCACGCCATAGAACGCCATCAGGCAATTCAATATGGCGGTCCATGCTATCTTCCCAGTATGCATCAATTGCATCCATGCATGGTTGCACCATTGAAAGTGGAACGGGTGGATAGTGGTTGGTCCTCAAGTGCATTGCAATTGCAGATTCCATATCAAGGCCAAGGGTACCGTCCGCTAATTCTGTAGCCATATTAATTCCCATTAATTATTCCCCCAATTCAATAACTGCATGTGAGGCCGATTGATTAATTGCATATAGTTTGCTTGCAACATACTCACGAGACAAATTGGAGCCCACGAGTTCACGCACTGCATCCTTGTTCATCTTATCAAATACGCCTGCAGGTAGCATTGCAATTCTTGCAAGGAATGGAGACTTCGGTGCAATTTTAGAAACGAAATTTACTCCGTCTACTTCGAACGGATACGCATTCCAGTTGGTTGTGTCTAGGTCATGATACTTCATTAGTTGCCTTCTTTCTTGTTGGGAGTTGTAATTGTAGCAGAGAGCACTGACATTGCCTCTTGTTGTGACGCCTTGCGTGTTGCAAGGACATGAGCCTTAAATTCATCTAAGTTCATTTAGTTTACCTTTCTTGTTGTTCAATATGGGAAGTATAGCAGACTGCACTGACATTATCAAGTCCTACTCGCCAGTATTCATGTGATAAAAAACACAGCCGTAAAGCGTGTCGTAACTTGACACGACACGCCCATGCGTGTCGGCAAAAGCTGCATAATTATGCAACTTTGCTTTTATTTATTCAAAACGATTTTTGTGTTTTGTTTTGCGTGTATATTTTTTCTTTGATGGAATTGCAGTCGCAGCATTACTACGACGCAACTCTTGAATTCGCTTTACTTTTTCCATGATCTTACCTTTCAACAACTCTGCGACCCTCACGATAAAATATTTTTGTGTAACACTTTCCAGAAGGTGTGAAAAGATTTACAGTTGAGTATTTGTCTGCGAAACCCCAGTCAATAAACTTAGCAAACTCTTTGTGTGCTTGTAGTTCATCTGAGTATTGGAAAGAATAATCAGGGGCGGGATTTCCGTCATAGGTTACAGTAATTTTATACATTAGTCATTTTCTCCTGTCTCAAAAATTGTTACGCAATCGCAAGGCTCGACATCAAAACTGTCGTCGTTGCCCCAGAAAATAAATCCTGCGCCATTACACTCATCACAACCAATAGCGATAATTTCTTTTAGGTTACCCATTATTAGTTATCTCCAATCTGAACGCATACAGTAGCGTAGAAATCAGGCTTTGGAAAACCTGTTCCGTTCCAAGTTGGGCGAACTTTTACAGCATAAGCCTCGAAGTTGTCGCCATACCAGACATTATCACGCTTTTCTGCGTATTGGATAATTCCGTCAATATGTCTACCTAGAGAGCGATAGTATTTACCTTCTAGCAAGGTCGCTATATCATATTTATAAGTTGCCATTTTAGCACTTCCATTTCTTTTTTGTTAATGCCGTAAGTATAGCAGACCCCACCGACATTATTCTACCTACTAGCCAGTAATTTCATATTTTGAGACGCTCACCAATGTGATAAAACTCACGTAAAATACGGCGTGTCGTAATTGACAAGACACGCCCGAGTGTGTCGGCAAAAATTTGCAGCTATTAACTGCAAATCTTTTTTATTTAAAATCTTTTAAAATTTCATCAAGCAATTTTATTTGTTCATCATTAAGATGATCAATTTGAATTGCATTCGCAAAATCTTGTGCGATGCTTGTCATTTCTGTCATACGTTACTCGTTTCTTTCCAGCAGGCTAGTTCAAATCTATTTGGTGAAAAATTGTGATTGTCTTCAAAAAACATATCGCTAAACTTTTCAATTAAAGTGTTCATCATTTCACGATCCATATCATTGCGAACACTCGCTAGAATGTCCGCTACTTTTACATAGTCTTTACGGCTCATCATTTATACATTTTCCATTTCTTTTAGTAATTTAGCATTTCCATTTGCATCAGATTTTAATTCTAATTCGCAAGAATCGCATTGGTAAGCATAGCGAATTGTGCGACCTGTTCCCAATGTTGCAATGCAACGATGGGTCATTTTTTCTGAGCATACGGGGCAATAGGCAGAAATCTCTTGACCTAGCCCACCAATTTTAATTGTCATTATTTATTCTCCAACCAATTTAAATATTCGACATATTCAGCCTCATCAGCACAAGCCCAGCAGGTATTGTCTGAGATGAACGGGAGATCATAGATAGACGCTTCACCAGCGACTTCTCCACAACTTACGCAAATTAAATTAACCATTGTTGACATATTTATTCTCACAATCTTTATGAAATAGGGCGGGTGCTAAGACAACCTGCCCACACGGACATAGATTCATTAAACCTTTAGGGTAATCGCTTAGTGTAGCGAAACCTCTTCTATCATACATTGACATTATTTGGACACCGTCCATTTCGAGTAGCGAACGCCACAATCGTCATCATAGAAACTAAATTGTTCTATGTTCTGCTCACACACTTCACAGAAAGTGTAGTAATCAGCAGAATCGAAATCGTGTGCTATTACTGAGATAGCAGACTTATTAGGTGTATGCGACACGCATACTGTGTTTATTGTTAGTGTAGTCATTTTGACCACCTTTCTTTATTTTTAACTATCGTTAGTTTAACATACTTTATGCTGAAAATCAAGGCGACACGCCGTTGATGAACTAACTTTTTTTTATTTATTTAATTTTTGATACTGGAAGTATAACAGAAAAAATCGCTACTGTCTAGTATACTGGTGAGTAGTCTCAATATTTGGACGCATAAATAGTGTGTCCTTAATCACATCTTAAATGTCCGTTTTGTCCGTTTTTGCCGACAAAAAATTCGGCACTTGTCAAGCTGATTTTAAAAGTGTTGAGCAGTTTTAATTCTTGCTCAGGAATTTTTTTTGTTACTGATAATTTACAGTTTTGAAACACTCGTCCCAAAATCTGTCACTGTCGAATCTTTCGTTATCTTCTGAAAACATTACAATAAAATCTTGTACTAGGTCTTCAAAAACATCTTGACGAATTTCTGATCCATATGAGTTTAGAATCTCGGCAGTTGCTACATAGTCTTTTCTTGTCATCATTTTTGATTTACTCTCCTTTATTAGATTAGATGGGCGGGAGTGTCAATGTTAGTGTGCAGTCCCGCCCAAGATTATTATACTATTACTTTGAGGTTTTTACCATAGCAATACGCTTTGAGCCATTTGCTAGAGTTAAACCTACACGAGTTACTTTATTAGATACAGGAGAGAACGAGTTAATTCGTCCAGTGATTCCTGTCTTTGATGTTGTGAACAAATCTCCGATTTGATAAGTGTATCCGTTTAGTGACATTATTAGTTTTCCTTTTCTTGTTTTCTTTTTGTTGGGTTTATTGGTGAGAGTTATTACTTACGACATTGGACGAGAACACTCTCAAACTGTCCCTGTTTCGTTTCTAGTTTAGAAAGTTACTGTGGTGAAGCGTTCCTCGCCATCAACATCAAGCAGCACAAGTGTGCTATTTGGTGACTTTGGCTCGATTGCCTTGATGATACCTGTTACACCACTCTTTTGAGTTGTGAACAAATCTCCCACTTGGTAAGTCTTATTTGATACTGTCATTTTTTTGTCCTTTTCTTTTGTTGTTGTTAGTTGTATTCTATCAGATACCACTGACATTAGTTGCCTAGTGATGAGGTATATGATGAGAAAGATTTTTTACAGCCCGCATATGGGCAATAAATATGCTGTGTGCGGTGATGCGTGTAGGTATATTTACCCACGCTATGGGTGCTATGTGTTCTAGCCTGTGCCATTGTAGGCACTAGGACTAGGGCGGTAGTTAGTAAGATTATTCTAGTTTTCATCTTTCCCCCAAGTCATTACATCTTTACCCATAGCATATAGCAGGGGGATAGATATTGTCAAGCCAATTAGCATTAAGGTACGGACTATGTATGTCAAGACTATCACTTATAACACCTCATATTCATCAAACGAATCTACATCTACGAATACATTTTCTGTATCCTCATCTTCATTTAATTCATCTAGCATTTCATCAAATACATCTGATAGGGTTTCCCACTTATCATAGTTTCTTTCGTGTGTATATGTGTATGACATTAGTTGTCACCTTTCTTTAATTTGGCTAGACTTTCTAGCCTCTTTCCTTGCCTGATTATTTGCCTACATTGTAGGGCTCACAGGATTTATTCTTATTTAATTGTTATACGGAGTATTTTAGCAGATAGCACTGACAAAATCAACTCGACACGCCGTGTCCTGAGTGTGACTTATGCCACAAACAGGGAGTGATAACGCTTAGCGATATAGATAGCCTTTTCGCTAGGCTTCATAGAGAGTTCATCACTAGGATACTTAGCGTTAATACGCTGAGCGATAGTGATAGGCATTAACTTAGGGCGTGGCGCATAGCCAGCAGCCTCAAGCCCAAACTCTTTAGCAATATCTGAACGGATTTCATTATAGTAATTAGTGTAGTTCATTGTGAACCACCTTTCTTTTTAACTCTTGATAACCTTTATCAAGTTTATTTAATACGAGTATTATAGCACAGAAAATCGGAAAAGTCAAGTTCAAAATGCGGACAATTCGGACATATTGCAAACTATTTTTGTGACTTGCACCACATCTACCCTCCCAAATCGGTAGAATTTGGACATTTTATGGGCGCACTACTTTTTTTTAATTTGCGTTCTCGGTGTGTGTATCATACAAAAAAAATGGCCATTAACATTTTGTCAAAAATGAATTTTTTTAAGGAGGCGGGAGATCCAGGAATCTTTTTTCCTAGCTCTAACATAGTGTTTGTCAGCATTTATCCAATTTCTATGAAAGTATCTTCTAGTCATGTAAGTTATCCTCTGGGAAAGTATGTTCTCTGTGACAATTTGCACATAAAATCTCACATTTTGAGATCTCGTTGAGTATAGTCTTTATACTATAACGTGATTTTACAGCTGAATTTTTACCACTAGCAAGAGACATACGTGCAATATCTACAGATTTGCCATTTTTATCACGATATTTAGTGGCGGGATCAATGTGATTGAACTCCAATGCTCTTGGATTCTTCTTATAACCACATTTAGCACAACCTTTTTCTAATTTTATAGAATCTACAAGTGCTCTGGACTCTTTAGCGTTCAACATTTTACTGATATACCTTCTTATGCCATCTTGTAGACCTATAAAAACCATTTGTAGAACGTCTTCCAAGCCAATGAATTTTTTCGCTCTCTGCTTCTAGCTCTGGAGTATTTTTAGAGGTCCATTTATCCCTTTTTACGGGGATAATCTGGTAAATTGGAGTACCTGCAGGGATTATGCCTTCAAAATCTTTCTGTAAGAAAAACGGGGTAGGAGACCATGATGGCATTATTACATCTGCATCTACAAATCCAGTAAGTGAGATAAAAGGAAGATCATATCTATTGACGGGGTGTGTCAAAAGAGCACTATATCCCTTGGGTAATCTCATAGAGTATGGATTATTCCAAATAAAGTGATCATCAGAATACCCATACGGGGTTGGAAGTGTTGGTGCAATGTCATGAGGTCTTAATTTCACTGGATCTGGATCAACAGTCCAATTTAGGCTGGGAGTTCCATTAATTTGAGTAACCTGTATATCACACCATAACTCAATCATATAGCCTGCAGTCAAAGAATCTTGAAATGGCATGCAATGTTTCATTCCAGCATTGGAATTATAGTCACGTATGGTTAAAGTGTTGTCATTGCCCCAATGCGGAGCTTTTTTGTACCAATCAGGTACATATAGTTTTGCTGGTTTGGGCATAGGCAAGTATGGGTGAGTTGTTGAAAACTCAATTAATTTACTCTTCTTCATTCTTATCATATGTCATTGTAATAAAGCACTGAGATTTTTCATTTGTAGGGCTAAAATAGGTGTATTTCATATCTGATGGAAAAATAAGCAAACAATTTTCAGATGCAGGAATTTTTTCTCCATTTTCAAGCTCAATGTAAGCATCGCTTGAATTCATGAAGTATATTGCTCTATTACAGACTTCTTGAGATTCGCTCTTGATCTTAAAATCAAAAGGTTCATTGTTTTCTGTTTTAAGAATTAAATTTGCCTGAACACGATAGATCTTCTTTGCATTAACATACTTAAGAAGATGTGCTAAGACATCAATTGTTGGATTACTAAGTCTAAGAGCATCAGAGTAGAAGAGATGCTCCATTTTATACTTCTCTGCTTCTTTGTAATCGTAGGTACTTTCAAAAGGCTGAAATACCCAACCAAACATATTGTCGTCTCCAACAAAGAAATTTTGCATGACTGCTTTTTTAATATCATCAAGTATATTAATCTTTAACTCATGACTCATTGTTCTCTTCTTTCTCGTTATCTTCAAAAATAAATGATGGGGCGGGAGCTAGAATCTGTCCTGATTCATGTAGAGCATATAATCCTTTAGCATCAGCACCTAGCTTATCCGCTATGATAGATAGCATATCATAATTTCTCTGCTCTTGGATGAATATCGCTCCTAATAGCTCTCTTATATTCTCCATAGCGTCATTATAATCCGTCATTTAGTTCTTCCATCTGTCTTAGTGATTCTTCTCTTACTGCCTCCCGCTTTTTGTTATATGGATCTCCAATACCCTTCATATCTAGGGTTGCCTTGGATATGACATTCCATTTAACCTCTGGGTCAATACCTGCAGAAAATGATGATTGCAATACATCACCTAGTGGTATATAGTAAACCCATGCTGCAGGCAAATCTTTTTGTACTCTGCCTAATTCTTGACCCTTATCGTCATCTATGACAATATCAAATGATGTATCTGGATATCCAGTCTCTATATAAACCTTCATTTGTTACTTTCCAGTAGGGGATAATCCTCATCCATCATTTTATTAAAAGCTTCATCGCCTATCCAGAACATATTCTCCAATACTCGCCATGCAAAGTTAAGGTTATTTACCAATGCATAGGATATAGCCCAAGACAGGACTTCACTATCCAGTTTCCGTCCCGCCTCAATAAGTTGAAGATATTCTATGCCCTTTACAGTTCGAGTTATAAAGATCGAATTTGCTCTTGAAGGCTTAAATGAATCTGGGATGTCAGGGTTCGTCAAATAGTCGCATTTAAAGACCCTACAAGGGTCTACAGGACGTTTTTCGTACTCTGTGCATCCTTTACCTATCTCCAAGAAAAAACATGGTGTAACAGTTTTATCATTGTTTATTCCCATCCAATGTCCACGGATTTCTCCAGCCAAATATCCCTCGCAACATTTGGTGCATCCATCACATGATCTATTTTCAAGAATTGGTAGTTTGTTCATTTTCCACTTTTTCGGGCTCACTTTTTGCGGACGCTATAAGAGTAATTAAATTATCATATAGTTGTTGTCCAGCGGTGTTCTTATAACCGCATGCATAACAGTGTAGCACAATTTTTTCGTTTTCTTCTTTATGCACTAAAGGAAATACTGCTTCTTCCTGTGGGTGCATAGGACAGGCGAGGAATTTTACTTTCCCCGCCTGTGCTAATTGTAAATATTCTGAAAAGACTTGGGTAAGCACTATGCCACCGAAATATTCGCCTTATTAAAAACAGAATTTACATACTCACGAACAGTTGGATTTCCTGGAACACGGAGATTCCATGTTTTTGGATTTCCTGCTCGTGATGGCATTAAGTGTGCTGCTACAGCCTTTTGCCAGTCGTGGTACTGGGCATAGTTAAATTCAAGCTCGTGAATCATTCTGCTGTCCTGTACCCATTCTGGGGCTGAACAAGCATTCTTGTACCCCATGTAGTTATTCCATGTTGAAGGCATGTACTGATAGGCACCACATGCACTGCTGGAATAAGACTTGCGATAATATGCGCCAGGTCCACCAGTTTCAGTGGATTTAAGTGCGTTCGCCAGTCTTGATATTATTACCCGATTATCTACTCTTGCCGTTTTTAGATTTAACTGTGTACTGTATGCGGGCATTTGAAATGTTGATCTAGAAGGTAAATCATTAATTAAATAAATTACCTTCTGATAAGTTTTAGTTACTATATTATTATTAATATTATAATCAATATTAATAATATCTTTTATATTAACTAAATTAGTATATTTATTAATATATAATATATTTTTATTATACACTATCATTTCCTTCATTTGCGTTGCATGGACAGGATTGATGCCAAAAAGCATTGTGATAATACTCACACCAATCATTGTCCATACTGTTCTTATCCTTGCTTTGTTCTCATTGTTCATTTTGAACCTCCTAGGGAAAGAGTAGTAAAAACAATCGTATCATGATATACTAAGAAAAACAAGTCGGGAGCGTAATGAAAGTATCATTTACGGGTGCTCCAGAGTATATGGATCGCAATGTTGGTTATGGCGAAGCCTCTACACATATAATAAATTCATTTGAGAAGCTTGGCGTAGAATGTTTAATTAAATCAAAAGAAGCTAATATTGGCATTTCTTTTGTACAACCAGATGACTATACTTTTGGAGATAATCAATACAAAATTGGTTATACACCTTGGGAATCAACAGATGTTCCATACACATGGTTAAAACCTATGCAAACTGTAGCAGACGAAATTTGGGCTACATCAGAATGGGTTGCAAATGTTTACTCTAGTAAAACTACAAAGCCAATATTTGTTTATGAGCATGGTATTGAAGATACATGGATTCCTAAACAACGCTTATTAGATAAATCCCGCCCATTTAGATTTTTACATATTGGAGAACCAGCCTCTAGAAAAGATGCTCAAGCAGTTGTTGATGCCTTTATAGAAGTTTTTGGTGATAACCCAAATGTAGAGTTAGTTTTAAAGTGTAGCAACTTAAATACCACAAGGGTTTTTGATCCTCTAACTGGAGCAGTAAAAGGATCGCCAAATGCATTTTATAAAAATATAAAAATCATTGAATCATTTTTAACTCCAGAACAAATGAATGGTTTATATAATCTTTGCGATGTATTTGTTTATCCTTCATGGGGCGAGGGATTTGGATTTAATCCATTGCAAGCAATGGCTCAAGGAATGCCAACTATTTCTACTTATGAGTGGGCACCGTATAAGCAGTACATAACAATGCCTTTAGAATCAACTCCTTGGCCATCACCTTGGCCAGCTGTACATCCTGGACTTATGTTAAAACCAGATTATACGCAATTAAGATTTTTTATGAAAGATGCATTTGAAAATTATGAAAAGCATTGTGATCTAGCTTACAAAAATTCTTTTCTTATTCACAAAGATTACAACTGGCTTAAAGTCTCTAAACCTGCAGTTGAGAGATTAGAAAAAATTCAAAAAACTTATTTTTAGAGTATCAATGTGGTACACTAGGAATCTATTTTAAAACCAAGGAGAAACGAAAAATAATGTCTAGAACTATTGAAAACCCATATGAAAACTTTATTGCTCTGTCTCGCTATGCGAGATGGCTTGAAAGTGAAAATCGTCGTGAGACATGGGGTGAAACAGTAGATCGTTATTTTGAGTTTATGCTAAATCAACTTAAAACAAAACACAACTATGTTCCTAATGAAAAAGATGTTGCTGATTTGCGTGATGCAGTATTTAACCGTAATGTAATGCCATCTATGCGTGGTGTTATGACAGCTGGACCTGCATTAGAAAGAGAAAATGTTTCAGGTTATAACTGTGCATTCCTTCCTGTAGATAACGCTAAGTCATTTGATGAAGCGATGTATATTCTTATGTGTGGTACTGGTGTTGGATTCTCTGTTGAGTATAAGTACATCAATAAACTCCCCGCCCTTCCAGAAACTCTTGAAAAGTCAAGCAGTGTAGTTATTGTTGGAGATTCAAAAGAAGGTTGGGCTAAGGCTTATCGTGAACTTCTTTCTCTTTTATGGGCAGGACAAATTCCTCAAATTGATATTAGCAAAGTTCGTCCATCAGGTGCACGTCTTAAGACAATGGGCGGAAGATCATCAGGTCCACAACCACTAGTAAATCTTTTTGATTTTACAATTCAAATATTTAAAGGAGCACTTGGTCGTCAGTTAAAACCTATCGAAGCTCATGACATTATGTGTAAGATTGGTGAAGTAGTTGTAGTTGGCGGAGTTCGTCGTTCTGCAATGATTTC